TATTCCAACCGAACTCGTAACCGAACTTGCAACCCTTGCCGACCGTATTGAGCAGGCTATCCGCAAAGATGAACGCCGGAAAGTTCGCGAACAACTGTTAGAAAAGATATCGGCAGAAACCGGCCAGCAGCGGCGCGGTCTTTACCGTGGGGATAGGGGCAAAGATAAAAGAAAGCTCCGCAGCGGTACGAAACTGCAAGCTTTATACCGTGCATTGCACCGTCGCACCTATCCGGTGACCCGTGTGACATTGCAGCGGGAATCCGGCTTAGAAGGCTGGGCGTTTTATGAGGGAATCGCAACCTTGCGGCGGCGGGGCTTTGATATCCAGACGCTCCGCACCGGACGACTCAAGCCAAAATATCAGCTTGCCAGCTAAGGCAGCAGCGGCTATAACATGGGGGCGGGGCGCGGTTGTCCCGTCCGTTTAACCAACCAAGGAAGGAATGAGATTATGAGTAGCAAGCAGGTTTTGAACATCACCGAAGAAACTGAGGCGGATGAGCTTGTTGTTTTGGACAAGGCACAGCTACTTGTTATCCGCAGCATGGCGGATAGCATCAAAGACCAAATTGAGCTTTTGCGTGACCTGATGAAGGCCGCAGGACTTCCCGCCTATAGCTTTGACAAGGAAAACACCGTTAAAGCTTACCGTTCGCAGCTTGCCGGTGTCGTTCAGCGGGCTATTGATAAGGGATAGTTTGCGAACAGTTTTCGAACCATCGGGGGGTTTTATTCTCCGCCCCTCGATGGGAACCTTGCCCCGCTCTAGTCCAGCGGGGTCTTTTTTTGCGCGGGTTTCATTAACCAGCAGTAACCAGCGGTAAAGCTTGGGGAATCCTTGGCGGTGGTGGTGTGGTGGATATGTGTATATCGTAAACCGAAAGGCCATCTCTCAGCTAATCGGCATGACAAATCGAACAACACGGGCGCGGGCGGGCGCGGGTTCGCATTGGGGTTTAGTGTGTGTTCGCGGGGTTTGGCGTGTGTTCGCGGGGCTTAGGGTTTCGGCGATGACGGCTAATGTAAAAATATTTGGCTCGTGTGCGGGTACGCAAGGGACACCCGCCCCCCCTGCCATTTGCTATGCAAACCCGACATCATTTTTGTATTTTTTAGGTTATCGATATTGCTTATTTGCGAACCATTAGGGGACCCCGCTATTCCTTACTGGGCCCTTATTGGATTTTAGGCAAAAAAAGACCCCACCGGGGAAACCAGCAGGGTGGAGTTTGCGAACCGTTAGGGGTATTATGGGAGAGAACCGGGGAGCCGGGGGTGTGTATAGGGTTTACCCCCGGCAGTCTTAGGACTATTGTATAGGTCAGGCTCAAGTTTGTCAAGCTTTTTTTTACTTTTTTGGTATTTTTACGTGTTCGCGGGGTAAAACCGGTTGACAAACCCTTATAAAGCTGTCATAATAGCAAAGGTAACCAACCTGTTCGCGGAATGACCTATGTTCGAAGCGTGGATAATGGTCTGCGCTCTTGCAAATCCAAACGAATGTGTAGAATTTCAAGACATACGCGGCCTTCACAAGACACAACTAGAGTGTAAAGTACGAGCACACGAGATGGCAGTAGCTGTCGCGCCTACTTTTTTCTTTCCTATAGACATAAAATGGAAGTGTGTGACGGTTCCCGGACAAAAGATATGAATTTATTACCTCAGACAAACAAAAAACCTGCTCTTTCTGAAAAGCAAGAAGCTTTTTTAGACGCCCTGTTCGAAAATAACGGAAATATGACCGTAGCGGCTGAACAGGTAGGCTATTCGCCCAAGTCCGTTACTTGGCTAAAGGAACGCCTAGCCGACGAAATCATCGAGCGGACCAAAGTCATGTTAGCGGGCCATTCCCTACAGGCCGCGAACAAGCTGGCTAGTCTTGTTACGGCTATAGACATAGAGCGGGGAGATGACCTGCGGATGAAAGCAGCCGAAAGCATCTTGAACCGCGTCGGTATCGCAAAACAGGAAACAATGAACCACAATGTGCAGGCTGTCCACGGGGTAGTCTTGCTACCCCCAAAGAAGGAGACCATTATCGATGGCTAACATCCAAGATATGAACCTTGCGGAATTAGACGCATTCTTAAAACGTAAGGATATCACAGACGAACAACGTGCAGAAGCAATGATTCGTATGAACGATATTACCCGTAGCGATGAAACTAGCCGTAAACAGCCTGTGCCTCGTAAGTTACCTAAGTCTAGCCCTCGCCGTCCGCAGGGACAGCCAGTAGCTCGTGGTGGCAAGGTTCGCGGCTACCGGTACGGCACCGGCAAAGGCGGCGTCAAAGCTTGCCGTGGTCGCAGGGCAATGGGAAACAAGGATTAGGGATATGGCAGAACAACAAAGACGTAAAATGATAGGTGCTAGAGCAAGACGTGCAGAAGACGCCCTTTTAAGTGGGAATGAATTATCTGATGAACAGATTGCCGGATACTTAAATGATTTGAACGAAGCGAACATGACAGGTGCTATTAGCAGTAAGTACGACCCCTACGATACAATTACGCTCAGTATTGTAAAAAAAGTAAATTCTACAAAAGGGCGTTCGGCTTCAGGTAGTACAGAGAAACCCTAACCGTGGCCCCACGCAAACGTGTCCTAGTCCCCCCGAACCCAGAGGACGTAGGCAAGGTTGGAAGACCGAAGAAAAGACCCGGCGAATCCAAGACTGAGTACAAACTCAGCCCACAGGAACGGGCGCGGCGTTCGGTACGCATGAAGCTTCGTAACGCCAAGAAGCAGCAGCAGCGCGAGGAAACCAAAGTTGTTCGCAAACGGAAGAAGGTCAAGGACCTCACTGCTGCAGCTAAAAACATAGAAAATGCAATCAAAGGCGAAAAGACTCGCGTAGTAGACCAAGCGGATTTGGATATTCTTCCACCCGCAGTTTCGGAACTGATAGATGACACCCCTGTTATATTTAAGCCTAATCCCGGACCTCAAGAAGAGTTTCTATCGGCTTCGGAACAGGATGTACTATATGGGGGAGCCGCTGGCGGTGGCAAGTCGTTTGCTCTACTTGCTGACCCCCTACGCTATTGCCATAATCCCAATCATCGTGGCCTTCTGCTCCGGCGAACACTCGACGAACTAACAGAACTTATCGACAAGTCGAAGCAGCTTTACCCCAAGGCATTCCCCGGAGCCACATTCCGTGAATCTAAGTCCACTTGGGTCTTTCCCTCTGGGGCAACCATGTGGTTTACCTATCTCGACAGAGATAAGGACGTTACCCGTTTCCAAGGTCAAGCGTTCAACTGGATTGGCGTAGATGAAATAACACAATACCCTAGCAGCTATGTCTGGGATTACCTACGTTCACGTTTGCGTTCAACAGACCCTGAACTGCAAAAGAATTTAAATATGAGATGTACAGCGAACCCCGGCGGCGTAGGCGGCTGGTGGGTCAAGAAGATGTACATCGACCCTTACGAAGAAAACACACCGTTTCCAGCCTGCGACCCAGAGACGGGGCGCAAGTTTGTCTGGCCTGATAATCATCCAAAAGCAGGTCAACCGCTGTTCTACCGTAAATTTGTTCCAGCACGGTTGACTGACAATCCCTACCTGATGGCAGATGGTCAATATGAGGCCATGCTCAGGTCGCTCCCAGATGTCGAGCGTAGACGACTTCTCGAAGGTGATTGGGATGTGGCTGAGGGAGCGGCCTTCCCAGAATTTTCAAGGATACGTCACGTTGTCGAACCTTTCGATTTACCTACCAATTGGCCTCGCATTAGAGCAGCGGACTACGGCTACTCCAGCCCGTCGTGCGTTCTTTGGGGGGCTATTGACTGGGATAACAATATTTGGGTTTATCGTGAATTGTATGTAAAACACTTGACAGCAGAGCAACTGGCTGATAAAATATTAGAAGCAGAGGAGTTAGACCCGTTACCTCACTACACGGTACTCGACTCTTCGTGCTGGAACAGAACAGGTTTCGGCCCCTCTATCGCGGAGACTATGATGAGGGCCGGGGTACGGTGGACACCATCAGACCGCAACCGTCTACAAGGTAAAATGGAAATACACAGGCGGCTTGCCGACGACCCGTACTCAAACGAACCACGTCTCCGCATATTCTCTACGTGTAAGCATATTACTGCACAGCTATCTGGCATACCTCTCTCCAAAACCAATAGTGAAGATGTAGACACGAAGGCAGAGGACCATGCCTACGATGCGTTGCGGTATATGGTTATGACACGAACCTCTGGTTATCAATCAATCCACAAGACCCTTCAAGGGATAAAAGACCAAGCATTCCAACCTTTCGATAATACCTTCGGATACTGATGGCACAAAATTTACAAAAAGGTGCAGCGTATAAACCGCTAGAGCAATCTCTCGACCCGCGAACAACTACGTTACGGCAGACTATTGATGCCTATGCTGCTACGCTTACCAAAGAAGGTGCTAAAAACTTTAAGGCTGCTTTTCAAGGTAAAACCCAGTTTGCGCCTATATTCAAAGACTATTTAGATAAGCCTGCTGTAGATTTTGTCGAGACGTTTGCGGACGATGAGATGAATCCACTCATTCAGGCATTCGAAAAAAATAATAAAGTAAACGCTCGTA